AACTCAAAGAGCCTTTGTTGGATATGTCAAAAGAATATTCAACTGGAGTTATCATGGGAGCAATGCTTGAAGTAAGTCTTCGTATGCTTATGATGTCAGTAGGTACAGCAGGCACACTTAAAATATTTGGTGCGTCAGTTGCCAACATAGCAGAGCTTGGGCCTTTGATTGACAAGATGGTAGAGAGTGGTGCAGTTGTAGACCCTCTTGACTTTACTTCAATTACTGGTATAAGAATAGTACCAGACCCAGAGGAAACAATACATTAACAGGAGAAACATTATGGAAATACCAAAGAAAAAATTCAATGTAGTAACAGGACATATGCATACCAAACACTGGGAGATTGAAGCCTATGATAAAGCTGACGCAGAATCAAAGCTACCTTCATTGCTCGAAAGTCTTGAGTATAGTAAAGAACACAACCAGTACACCTCTAAGGTATACAAAGAAAACTTAAAGACTATACCAGACGCAGTAATCATGGCAGTAGAATCGCCCAACGAACTTGATGATAAACAAAGAGCGGAGCAACAACATGTGGATTGAGGCATTAAAAGAGGCTAGCATTTCTATTGCGTGTGCACTAGATGATGTTAGTGAAGTAACTAAAGAAGACTTAGAACATATACAAAAACAAATAACAATACTGGAGAATAAATTCGATGTCGTCAAATAACACAGAAGAACTAATAGTACCCACTGAATATCTAGAGATGGATCCAATCGATCTGGCTCAAGATGATAAAGGTATTGAAGCTATCATTACTTATCTACGAGGTACACGAGAGAATATAAAAGCCGCCGAGAAATCTGGCAAGAGAATCACTGCCAAAGCGGCACGCACTAAACCAAAACAGTTTGATCAAGACCCATTGGCTATGATCTTGAAGGACGTGTAGTGGAAGAGCAAACAATCAATCTTAAAATGCATGAACTTCCTCAAGTAATATTGATGGAAGCACAACTACCAATGCCAATGATAGATGATCTCAACTCATATCTTGACAACCTTATGGTATCAGAAGATAGGGAAGACCATTCTAAAAATTTAGTGGGGCAAATACAAAGCGGTCAACAATTAACTATGAATGCAGAAGATGAAAAAGTTATAAGGTTTACACAAACTATTAATCAACTTGGCATGGAATACATTAAACATTTTGTAAGGAGAATAGGTTCAAGTAAATTATTTCCAGACAATATGCAAGTAGGGGTAGACGAGATGTGGTCAGTACATAGTTATGAAGGAGACTACAATCCTATTCACGACCACAGTGTGCCATCTTTAACAGGACTAGCTGCAACAACCTGGACTAAAGTACCAGAACAAATAACAAAACAAAAAAGCCCTAACGATGGTGAGTATAATCTATTCGGAGCATCTGGTAACAGTGATGGGTTTCTTGCTTTTAATTATGGCAAGACATCTTCGTTAGACAATCCAATGTTAAAGCCACCGACCACTTGTACCATTCAACCAGAGGTTGGTAAGCTATTTATCTTTCCTATATGGTTACAACACATGGTGTATCCATTCAAAGGTGAGGGTGAGAGAAGAACTATTGCGGCAAACTTATGTGGTTGGCACAAAGACAATGCAGAAAAAGAATCAATAATAAACAAAATGTACAAGGAGTAATTATGATGGACGATGGAATAGGATACATAGAAGCACCACACTTTCCAAAATATGTATGGCAAAGCAATGGCACAGCAAAACAAATGGTATGGGACACCTCTAGCTTGTCAGCATTCTCATCGTGCCCCCGCTATTATAACTATCAAAACTTATTAGGGTACAAGTCTAAACAATACTCATCAGCTACTGGCTTTGGGTCGGCAGTTCATGAAGGCTTTGAAGAATTAGATCGTGGTAGATTTGAGGGCAAGTCAAAAGATGAGTCTGTCAAGAATGCTATCAAGTTAATACTGCTAGAATTTGGTGAAGAGTTATTACGCACCGAAGATAAAGCTCGAGGACTTGAGGCAACTATGCGCGCTATTGTATGGAGAGCCGAAGAATTTTGGGAAGATAATATTAAGGTTGCTACTATGCCAGATGGAGACCCTGCACTTGAGCAAAGATTTGAAGTACCTTTCTCTGTAACGGGTGAAAGATTGTCTGGTCGTATAGATAAAGTTGTAGAACTAGACAACGAACTTTACGTAGTAGATACTAAGACTACCAAGACAGGCTTGACTGGTTATTACTTTGCAAACTTCACACCCAACAATCAAGTGTATGCATATCTATGGGCGGCAAAACATATACTAAAGTTACCTGTTGTTGGTTTCATAGTAGAGGCGGCGCAAACTGGTGTGAACTTTACACGCTTTGAACGTGCAGTGTTTAAAGTTAATGATGAAGTAATACAAGAATGGTACATAGATTCTATGCACAAGATAGACTTATCTAATCTATATGCGAAAGATAATTATTATCCTGCTGACTTTACTGCATGTAGCAATTATGGCGGCTGTAAATTTAGGGAAGTATGTAATGAAGCACCTTCACGCAGACACATAGTTGTAGAGTCAGACTTTGATAGAGAAGTACACAAGGACTTAAGAAAAGAAGATAACGTAGTTGAATTTCCAAGCGATGAATTGGAAATAGAAGTTGAGTTAGAATGAAAAAGTTTATTGACAAATTTCTAGATGCGTTACCAGGACTAATTATACTAGGCTATATACTTTATGTAGTCATAACAGCAATAACTTAAACAGGAGAAACTATGGGAAAATATTTAAAGACACCAATGGATCACAAGATTGTAGACTATCTATCGATAGAACTATTTAAACTAGATCCAAACAACGAACATCTTAACAGGTTTATGAGTATGAAAACTGAAGAAGGTTATCATATAACTAAAACAATCAATGCGTTTAAGAAAACTAACGAGCTACCAACAGGATATAATACTGATGGTTCTTGGAAAGAAAGTTGTTGACGGATTTAAATTAATTTGGTATAATACAAATACAGGAGAAATATTATGGGAGATTTATTAGAAAATTTATTATTTAAAAACAAACGAGTAATAGTCTTTGGACTACCAGGAGCTTTCACTCCTACTTGCTCGTCTAAACACTTACCAGAATACGAGGCAATGGCAGATGAATTACTACAATATGTTGATGATATTTACTGTGTTTCTGTTAATGATAAGTTTGTTATGGACGCATGGGCAAATAGTTTAGGGATAGAAAAAGTTAAGATGTTACCAGATGGTAATGGTGATTTTACAAACAGACTTGTTATGCTAGTAGATAAAAGCAACAAAGGATTTGGTAAAAGATCATGGAGATATTCTGCTGTGTTTAAAGATGGAAAGATCGAAGAGATGTTTGTAGAAAAAGGTAAAGGACACAATGTTCCAACAGACTACGACCCTTATGAGGTTAGCGATCCTTATACCATGAGAAAATATTTAATAGGAGAATAAGATATGGCAAGCATTAAAGAACATGCATCAACAGATGTAACTAAACTATTACTGGTAGGCGATAGTGGATCTGGTAAGACTGCGGCACTAGCTTCATTAGCTAATGCTGGGAAGAATCTTCGTATACTTGATTACGATGATGGTCTTTCTATATTACCAGACCTGCTAACTCCAGAAGGAGTCAGTCGTGTATCGTATGTAACCCTTAAAGATCCAATCGGTAAGGCGGAAGCCTTTCGTAAGGGGGCAAATTTAATTGCTAATTGGAAAGATGGAGACGAAGACTTTGGTTCAGTAAAGACTTGGACTAAGGACGATGTACTTGTAATCGATAGTCTCACTCTTATGGGTGAGTCAGCATTGCGCAGTGCATTAGTATTCAACAATAAGAAACCAACCGAACAACCATCTCAACCAGAGTGGGGAACAGCGGCACGAGATGTGCAACACCTCATACAATATATAACTGGTTCAGAAGTTCCGTGTAATGTAGTGGTGACAACGCACATGCAATACATGGAAGGGGATTTGGGTGTGAGTAAATCATATCCAACTAGTGTCGGCTCAAAGCTATCTACAAAATTGGGTCGATACTTTAACTGTGTTTGTAGAGTGGACACTAAGAGTTCAAGCAAAGGCACAGAACGTTCTCTAAGAACTGTATCAGATCATCGAATGGATCTTAAAGTTCCTGCGTTAGATATATTAGAACCTAACACAGAGCTTGATCTTGCGAAATTGTTTGATGCAATTCAAGGGAATGCGAAGAAGAAGTTGTCAAAACCAATGTCAAAATAGGAGGTATATACCATGACAGGATCAGACGTGGGTGACTTTTTAAGTATGTCACCAAATGAAGTACCACAAACGGTTACTTTACCAGAGGGTAGTTACGATTTTGTAATTACTAGCTATCGTTCAGACAGAGTAGGTGAGAACCAAACTCCGTTAGTGAAGATAAATGTAAAAGCTACAGGAGTTATTCAATCAGATTTGGATGCGGCTGATATAGCTAATGCAGAACCAACAAGACTAGAGTATTGGGCAACACCTAATGCTATGAAACAAAAGAATCCAGCGATGTCTTTGAAGAGCTTCTTAACAGATGCTTTAGAGATGGACCAGGATCAATCTTTTGGAGAGTTGCTTGAACAAGCAATCGGCCAGTCTTTTTCTGGTGTTGTGAAACACGAGATGGTTGGTAAGAACAAAGACATATTACAAGCTTCTATTAAAAAGATTATTAATAAGTAGTTTGTGATAGCATGAGTGAGTACGCAGTACATAAGCGGGTTGAGTCACAGATTCCAGATTCTGGGAATTCTATTTGCATAGTTTTAGAATATCCTACGACTACCGAATCTAGACTTAACAAAATAAATACAGGAGGCATACAGCAAGTATTGAATCCCATGTGCGCACTCGCAGGCATAGACGCACAATCTGTTATGCTCACTCATGCATTTCAACTGAAGCCAGCACAAGAAAATGCTCAGTTCTTTTTCCATAAGAGGAATGAGTATAAGGCTATCAAGAAAGAAGGGGAGTGGCAGTCAAACTATTCTCCTTCTCAATACGGATTTTTAAAACAAGACTATGAACAAGATATTAAAAGACTATACAAAGAGATCAACGACTTCAATCCTAATATTATAATTACTATGGGAGGCTTGGGTCTGTGGGCATTAACAAACATAGATAAGATAGGATCTTATAGAGGAGCATTAACATATTCAAACGTAGGTAACTTGCACAGACCATACAAGATCATGCCAACATACAGTCCGTTTGCAGTTCTTAAAAACTATTCATTCAGACCTACAGTAGTAAGTGATTTAAAGAAAGCAGTACAAGAATCTACAACCAGGGATATAGAAAATACTGAAAGAGAGATATACATAGAGCCTACTTACGAAGAGGTTGTGCAATTCTTTAAAGAATGCAGAGAAGAAAACAGTGAGGACAATCCTTTATCATTTGATATTGAGACAGCGAGTGGTGAGATAACTTGCATAGGATTTGCACCATCACCTAAACGATCAATGGTTGTACCATTCAGAGACATTACAAAAAAGTCTCAAGCATTCTACGATTACACTACAGAGATAACTATCTGGAAAGAGATAGCTAGCTTATTACAAGATGAAAAGATAACTAAGGTAGCACAGAATCAAACTTATGATGTGTCTTGGTTGAGTTATAAATACGGAATAGATGTAGCAGGAACTGTACATGACACCATGCATGCACAACATTCTCTCCAGCCAGAAATGGAAAAAGGATTAGGGTTCTTGGGATCTATCTACACTAATGAGGGAGCATGGAAAAACCTTACAAGTTTTTCTAAGAGTACCAAAGCAGAGGAATAAACTTTTATGAAACGTCCCCAATACTTTGCGGCAAAGCCGTTAGAGGAAGAGTACATTCCGATAGAGAATGAAGTAGTATTGTGGCGTTCAGTACTTGATCAAGCTATGCAAGACATTGCGTACACTGGTGTAGATAAAGAGTATATAAAGTTTAGAGAAGATGCAATCGAGTGGTTGTTTAATGATGAAGAAGATTTTGAATTAATATGTGACTTTGCTATGTTAGATGCAAAGAAATCGAGAGAA